CCACCGATGACGCGGTGAAGGCCAACAGTCAGCGCATCAAGGCGATTGAAGATGCCCTGCGCGCCTGCTTCCTGATTAACTGACCCTTAAGAGCGAGTGACCCGCTAATGACGCTTGAACCTAGCCACCTCATCACGCTCGGCTTTGCGGCTGTCGCTGTCATCATCTGGCTGGTGCGGCTGGAAGGTCGCGTCAACGGTAAGGCGACGACAGATCAGGTTGCGGCTGTGTCAGCGCAAATCGGCACGACCGCCGCTGTCGTCGCCACGTTGCAGGCCAAGGACGCCTCGCATGACAATACGCGCGACGAGGTCATTCGGTTGCAAGAGCAGATCAAGCACCTGACGGATTTAATCGAGCGCCTGCTGCCGCTGCCAACCCGCAGAAAGCCAACCGCATGACAAACGCAGACGATCCACTGCCCGAGCCTTCGTTCCACTGGCGGCGCTGGGTGACGATTGGTTATGTTTCCGTCACCCTGATCCTTCTTGCGGCTATTGTCTGGAAGCTGTCAGACGGTGGGCCGCTGCGGGACATCGCGCTGGCCCTGATCGGCTCGCAGGCGTTCTTTGCCCTCCTCTACATGGGCGGCGCGTCGGCTGCTGATCTTGCCCGCATCATCGCAAGCTGGAAAAAGCCATGACCTATGCGCTAGGCCCCCAGTCCCGCGCTCGGCTCAAGGGCGTTCATCCCGATCTGGTCAAAGTGGTCGAGCGGGCCATCGAACTGACGGATCAGGACTTTATGGTTCTGGAGGGCGTTCGGACGCCAGCGCGCCAAAAAGAGCTTTACGCTCAAGGCCGCACCGCGCCCGGCCCCAAAGTGACATGGACCCTGAATAGCAACCATTTCATCAACCCTAAGACAGGGTTCGGACACGCCGTCGATCTTGTGCCCTTCCCCGTGGATTGGTCGCACACCAAGCTCGACGTGGTTAGCAAGGCCATGTTTGCGGCGGCGTGGGAACTAGGCGTTCCGATTCGCTGGGGCCGTGACTGGAATAGGAACGGAAAGCCTGCCGAAAAAGGCGAGACAGATAGTCCGCATTTTGAGATTATGATTTAGGCGGCTCGGTAAAACTCGCCATGCACTTTTTGTGCCTTCGCGTTGCGCGCCTCGACGGCCTCTTGCTGAGTTGCAAACCGTCCTAGCCGGTAGCGTTTTCCGCCGAACTGAACTTCGGCCCGCCATTTTTGAGTTTGCCCGTCAAAATGAACGCCTTTAACGTTTTTGTTTGAACAGTTCTGACTTCTAGTCGCGGGACGCAAGTTTGCTCGGCTATTGTTAAGCCCGTCTCCGTCTCTGTGATCGACCTCTGGCACACCAGAGAGAATGACACGATGAAGATAGACAAGCCCGTCCCTTCTCCTACCCTTCTGGTACCCCCTGACGTAGAGTTTTGCCCCCGAACGGTGTATGTGCCATTGATGGCTTTCTAGCAGGCCCACGTCTTCATCGGATACGATGACGCAATGGCCGGAAATGAATGAGTGTCCCATTGCCCCACAATAGCGCACCCGCACCTGAAAGCAAGCCGCGCGAGAAGGGCGAGACTGACAGCCCCCACTTTGAGCTTCATCGTTAATGCGTTATCTCCGCATCATCACCCCGACCGGATGGCTTGTCATTGCAGCGGTTGCGGTGGTGCTGTTTGGTCTCGCCGGTCTGGCCCGTCCTAGCTTTCTCGGCCTCAAGTTTGACCCGTTCGGCATTGATGCCCGCAAGATTGACCGGCTGGAAACGGAGGTCTCGGTGTTAGAGCGCGAGGCGACCGGCAACGCTGAAATAGCAGCGGCGACACAAACCTTTCACACGCGGGAGGTTGTAATCCTCGACCTTGCCCGCCAAGCTGAAACCGAAGCGAGGACGGCACCCGATGCTGAAACGCCCCTTGACCCTGACCGCGTGGCTCGTATTCGGGCTGCTGATCACCGGCTGTGCATCGTCGCCCCGTCAATCTGCGCCAATCCTGACCTTGCCGGAAGCGGCGCGGACGCCGTGCCAGTTACCGACCCTGCCCGATAGCCCCACCATCGCTGACCTTGAAGTCACACACGACGCTAGGGGCTTAATGCTGGCCGTGTGCGACGGGCGAAGGGATTTGGCGGTCCAAGCCTTCGACGCTCAATCTCGCGCCTTGGCGACCCCTCCCCGCCCATTCTGGCGCTTTTGGTAATCTGACATGGCCTTGTCGTTTATTCCGCCGGAAAATGACGAGTATCCCCGATGGGTGACTGAAACCCAGATTAGATATCTAGAAGCGGTAAAAGAACACGGCGGCCAGAACGCCGCAGCTAGGGCGCTCGGTGTTGCGAAGAGTTCGGTCAACGAAGCGATTGCGACATACAAAAGGGAAGCGGCTAGGCGAGGACACGCTCCCGGCCATTTTGACGACGGCGTAGCCCCGGGCTTTGTTATGGGCAAAGTCACCATTCAGCGCGGCCCCGGCGGCGTTGAGAGGGTTTGGGAACGGCAGTCCCCAGACGCTGAATCGCAGGCTGAACGGTTGCAAGCTATCAAGGCGGGGCTTCTTGATGGGCTAGAGCCTATCGCGCCGCTTTCTGGGCCTGATTACACGGATGACGACCTTCTAACCGTCTATCCTCAAGGCGACCCCCACGCGGGCCTGTATGCGTGGAAAGACGAAACTGGACAGGCTTTTGATCTGGTCGAATATGAGCGGGTGATGAAGGCCGCGATTGATCGGCTTGTGGCGTCCGCTGCCCCGTCATCCCATGCGCTGTTTATTGACCTTGGCGACAGTCTCCATGCTGATAACAACGCGGCTCGAACGCGGTCTGGGCATCATCTAGACACGCATGGCCGTCACGCCGAAGTCGTCCGGGCTGTCATTCGGTGCAAGCGCCACCACGTCGCTCGGATGCTGGAAAAGCATAATCATGTGACCGTGCGGATTAACCCCGGAAACCATGACGGCATAACGGCCCTGATGCTGGCCGAAATGATGGCGGCGATTTACGAAAACGAACCGCGCGTCACGGTCTCGACTAGCCCTAACCCCTATTGGTTTCACGGCTTTGGCGCGAACTTGATCGGGACCACACACGGCGACGGGGCAAAGGGCGCAAATCTGCCCTTGCTGATGGCGGTGGATGCCCCCGCTATGTGGCTGGCGTCGGAGCATGGCTCGCGGGTCTGGTTCGTCGGCCACGTTCACCACAAAGACGTTAAGGACCATCCGGGCGTCACGGTGGAATATTGCCGGACCCTTGCGGCCCCTGACATTTGGAGCCACGCGAGTGGCTATCGCTCCAAGCGGTCAATCGAGGCGGTGACATACCATCGGCTGGATGGCGAGGTTGAACGGCATACTTGCTCGATAGCGAGGGTGAACCGTGAACCTTAATCCGTTCGCCCTTTTGCTAGGTATCGCCGCCGCCCGCGCTCTTAATCGCAAGGCGTCGGCAAAGCGAGCAAGATGGGCCGCGCACATTGGCAGACCCTTCCCGCGTTCCGTTACGGACTTGCGCCCAGACCCCGGCACACTTGACGATGCCGACATTGAGCTAGGCTAGACGGCTTTAACGCCTCTGGTCTGCCCAAAGCCACAACTGACAGAACGCGGCCACGGCGATAAAGAACCCGGCGAGAAGCAAGTCGGTCATCATAGTCCAATCCTTTCCAGTTCGTCTGCAATTGAAGGAGGTTCTGGCCATGTTTTGTGCCAGTCAGCGGCTTTGAGCGCGGCGGTGCGGCTTCGATAGTTCCGCCCTCCGCTATGCCAGATGCCGTTCTGAGTGAGCGTGAAGGACCATCTGTCGCCGTCCTGCTCAAGCTCGGTGTGCCATGTGTCAGTCATGGTCTTCTCCTGTAAGGGCGGCTCGGGCGATGGCTTCAAAGCCGTCAGCTACAGATGTGACCATCTCGGCTGCTTCGCTTTTTCCCACGAGGACCAAGGCGGAAGTTGCAATACGCAGCGTCTTAGCCGTTTTCGATATTTCAGCTAAAGCCCCCCGCAGTCTCGCTATCTCAGCGGCTTGGCGTTCAAGGGTGTCGAGAAGCACGGGAGCGGCCTCGCGGGACAGTGCGATGAAGGCGGCGTCTTTTTCTGACACATAACTCGCCACCGGACACCCGCTGTCGCCCTCGATTATCCTCAAGCCCGACCGACCCCTAGTGTCGTCCCAAGGCCCCGGCGTGACACCTTTCAATGCAGCCCGCAGCCTCTCGCACAGATCGGCTATGTCAGGGGTGGTCATGCTTCCCTCCCTGTATCGGTAGGGCGAAGGGCTGCGAGGATGGCGTCAACAGCCTCCTCAACGCGGACTAGGGTGCCGTCGCTGTCCACGATGGCGTGGAGCAGTCGCGCAATATCCCCCCTGCTCACCCCTACCGGAACGACAGGCTGGCGAAGGGCTGCCATGATGGCGTCGGCGGATTCATCGCGTCTCCACGAAGTCCGCCGCTGACCATGAAGCCACGCCTTGTCAAGCTCGTCCAAGACCCGCTCTCTCACCCCTACCGGAAAGACAGGGGATGCTGCGAGCATGGCGCGGTAGGCGGCTCGGTAACTGCCTTCGCTGAGGATATACGCGGTGAACATTGCGTCCAGCATAGCCTCTGTCGGCTCTATCGGAACAGTCCGCCAAGCCTCCCCCTCTGGTGCAGGAACGACAGGGGATGCTTCGTCCGACACAGCCGCATTGAGCCGCTTTTCAAAGTCGCCCCACGACGCAGGGTCATCAGCATCCAGCCACGCCATGACGACAGCCTTGATCTCGTCGGCTGTTTTCGGAACGACAGGGGATGCGTAGAGGGGGCGGACCACCATATTCATATCAGCGGCGACCTGTTCGGCGGTGGGCCTGTCACGGAAGACATACCGTGGGTCTATTCCGTTCCCGTCAGCGCAGCCCCAAAGCGAAGCCTCCCCCTCTGGTTCAGGAACGACAGGGGATGCGAGGTTGTTGGATGCGAACTTTGCAGCCTGCGCCATTTCCTCTTGCGAGACGTGCCGCCAAGCCTCCCCCTCTGGTGCAGGGGTGCGGGCCTTGATCAGTGCTAAAATCTGCGGCGCGGCTTCGGCTAGGCTTTCGCTGGCGTAGTGGTAGGACGTGTCTGTTTCAGCGTCGATGACGGCTTGGAGCAGGGCTTCCAGTTTCTCGCTCATCGTTCATCACCAGCTTCGGCGGCGATCAGATTCGGCATGGCGTCCAGCACCTGCCGCTGCAAGGTGAGGCCAAGCGCGGTTAGCGCATCTGGGTCGCCACCAACGATGCGTATTTCCAGTGTCGGCAGGTGTTGCCCTGCGAAACCATCGAAACCCATTTTGGTCGTCAACAGAGGGTGGGCTTTTGTGATGCGACGCCGCTCATCCTCGCGGGCCTTGATAATCTTGTCTCCGGTCGTATCGCTCATCGTTCATCACCTTTCTGGTTGAGGGCGGTGTCAGCGATTGCCTTGACAGTTAGGTGCAGGTCTCGCGCTGTCGTAGCGTTTGCCGTTTCCGGCGTGAGTGCTGATAGCCGCTCCAAAGCCCGGCGCTGCTCTTGATATGCTTTCAGGAGGGCGCGGAGGTCGCGTTGGCCGACGTTGATTGTTCCAAGTGCTGCCGCGCGAGAGCCTGAAACATCACGCTCAAGCCGCCAGAGAACCGCCTCCATATCGCCGGGGGTCATGATGCTTCTCCTGTGGCTTTTCGGATAGCGTCGAGCGCCTGTCGGCCTTCATCGGTGTCCTCAAGCCGCCAGTTTCCTGCGTCGCCGCTGTCGGCCAGCGCTTTGTAGCTGGCATACAAGGCCGTCAGCGCCTCCAAAAGATCAGGAGCGGATGCGATAAGGCGAGCGTTGGCTTCGCTTTCTTGAGAAGCGGGCGCAGCCATGCCACCCCAGTTGACAATGTTTTTCGGCGTTGGTCCGCGCTTTCCGGCGCTAATGCCATACGGGCGCTGTCCGTGACACTCGCTAGTTCTGTCAATCGTCCACGGCCCCGGCGTATGTTTCGACCCCATCACAGCCACCACAGGCTGATGACGCCAGCGAGGGCCAGCAGGATGATGAGGCTGCGAGGCCTGAACACCTCGGCCACGGCGCGAAGGGCGATGTGAGGCTCGTCGGAGGGGCGGAAGTCAAACCCGCGATTAGATTGGTTGGTGGCCTGAGCCGCTTTCATGCGGTGGCAAACGTAGTCGGAACGGTCAATCATTTCTGAGTCTCCCTTTTTTTGATTCTGTATTTTACGCTGTTGGGCCTGATGCTGAACGCCTTGGCGATTGCCCTCAAAGAAGCGCCGCCGTCAGCCATTTCAAGCAAAGACGCCAACTGTTCTTTTGTCAGCTTCGGACTTCCGCCGCCTCCGCTGCATGATCGGCCTTTCGCCGCCATGTCCGCCATGTTCTCAGCGTGAGTGCCGAGAAAAAGGTGGTCTGGATTGATGCAGGCCCGAACGTCACATTTGTGTAGTACGTGAAGGCCCAGCGGGATAGGTCCGTTGGCAACAATCCACGCCATCCGGTGAGCGAGTGCGGGCCGCTTATTGACTTTGATCGTCCCGTAACCAAAAGCCTGCACGGCAGCGGTCCACAGACGGCACCCGCTGTTTAACTCGGGCTCCGACCACTTTTCCAGACGCGCCGGGATTCCCGTGTGGCTTGGGCTAAACCGGCGAATCATTGTTCTTCTCGCTCTCCCCATCCCTCTCCATAGAGAAGGCTTTTAGCTTTTCACGAACCCAAGCTGAATGTTTCTCGGGCACTCCGGTAGCAGCGTAACGGCGGCTTGTGCGTTCAGTCACGCCTATCGCCTTAGCCGCCCCGATCTGTGACAGACCAAGGGCGGCAATCGCGGCGCGGTATTCGGTGTTTGTCACTTGACCCACATTCCTTGAGGCTCACTCCAATTGACGCTTACGATCTGAGTGCGCACGCCGGGAGCGGTTGCGACGGCGCGGGCGTGAATGGTTTTCTGTCCAGCCCACTGATGACCCCTGCGGTATTTGCTGGCTTTGTAGAACGTCCATTCCAGCTTCAAGCCGGGGTTCTTAGCGGCCAGTTTGGCGAAGGCTTGGGCTTTAAAGGTCTTACCGTGCATCTGGTTTAGTTCCGGGCGGCGGGCTTGATTGCCCTTCCGATAACCAGACAATGACACCCCTGTCCTATGACAGTCAAGTCCTATCTCCACCCCCCCCTTAAAAAACATTGGGGTTAGGTGCTGGCCAAGCTGCTTTTACGCTTTAGGCAATAGTCCGCTTTCCGCGAACTCCCCTATCTACCGATAGGACGCGGTTGGGAGCCTGCTTCTGCCTCGACCGTATAGCCTGACTGCCTTTTAATGAGGGCCAGCTCACTCCCCACCCAAAATTTGCCGGGTCAGCGTAGGGGGTCGATAGGTCAGGTTGCTCCCTCAAGCCGCAGGGCCAGTCGGGACGCTCGGAAGTCCCTCATTTAATTGAGGGCAAAGTTCGCGCGGTCGTCATCGCTTGGCTTTGGGGACGGGAGCCATGCAAACCGGGGGCACGACATCGGCTGAAACTCGTCTGAAACAAAAATGGCCGGTTGAAACTTTTTAGTTTCGTGGCTATTCTTGTAACGCGCTCCCCGGAGAGCCTTGCATATATCCGGGTCGATCTTCAGGGCGGTGGGACTCGTGCCAGAGACCACCGCCCGCGCACCTTAGCCTAGATAGCTTCAACGTCAAGCGCACAGCAAAAAGCCCGACCGGCGCTAGGCTGATCGGGCTTTAAGAAGGAACTGGCTCCGCAGCCGGTTTCCATCGCCTAAGCGTCGCAACGCTACTCCTTCGCGCGTATTCCGACAAGCCCCGCCGCTTTCAAATCACGGCCTCGCTCTCGCAGCTTGCCTTTCGCGTATTCCGTCGCTGGCGTAATCCACCCGTCCGCGTGTATGGTTGCAGGGTCAATGTAGCTAACCACAAACGGCTCCCCAAGGGCCGCTATCAGCGCCGGGCGTTGCGGATAGGGCGGGCGCTCGATCTTCGCCACAGCCTCCGCAGACGGAAGCCAATGATCGTATTTCTCGCCGTTTAGCCAAACGCTCAGGCCGCAGAAACCGCACGTCGGCTCCTTCTCCCTTAGATACCCCCGCAAAGCCTCTAGAAGCCGCTCCTGACCGACTTTAGCAGCATGGCGGTTCCATAGCTTGCGGGTTTTGTCCTGACCGTCTCCGCGCTTACGCATCTGGCCAGCGCGAGCCTGCCAAGCGTCATCAAACGTATTTGCTTCACGCATGGGAAACGGTATAACGTTCGCTGCTGTCATGCTTCCTCCCCTTGTCATGGTGGCTAGACTGGCCCGGCGCGTGAAATAATCCGCGCCGGGCCTTTTGTCTTAAGCCTTGAACAAGCCCCGACCGATTTTCTCGATCTCCGCTAGGTTCTTGACGGCTTGCGCGAAGTAGGACGGCTTAAGTTCAACGCCGATGCCTTTGCGTCCCATGCGAGCCGCGCAATAGACCTCGCTCCCGATGCCAAGGAACGGGGTCAGAACCGTATCGCCTTCATTGCTCCAAAGGTCGATACACCGCTCGATCACGTCAAGCTGGAGAGGCGAGATGTGCTGTTCATCTTTCTGGTCGCGCCCGCCACGATATTGCAGGGTCCGCGTCTGGTTAATGTCCAGCCAGACCGGCGAGGCGTAGCGTTGCCAGACCTCGATTGAATACCAGTTCCGCCCGTCTGTGTTAGTCGTGTATTTCGTAAAATCCGGGCCGTCGCTGTCGCCATAATAAGCGTCGAAGCATCCGCTAACCGGCTCCGGGTTTTCGCCACGCTTGCGGAACGTGACGATGTAATCCGCCAGACCCTGCCCGCTGATCGTGCTGTCTTTGACGATTTGCTTGTGAAGCAGCCGGATGCTTTTCGTCCGTTGTTGCGCGACTACGGGGTCTTTCCAGATGCAAACCTCGCTATGGAAAATCCAGCCCGCATCCTCATAAGCCCGGATGACCTCGCCTCTGAAATCCCGCATCCCGATATGGCCGTGCCTGATCTTGCTAGTGGGCAGTTGCATGACGTGAACGCTATGCAAGCGCCCCGGCATAGTGACCCGGTGCAGTTCCTGAATGAGAAAGGCGTAATGCTCCCAGAACGCCGGGCCATCATTGTTCGATATGTCGCGGTCGCTGTTCGAGAACTTGTAAAGCCCTTCAAACGGCGGCGAGTGGATGCCGAAATGGATGCTGTCTGAAGGTATCTCGCGGATAACCTCGCAGCTATCGCCCAGATAGACGGCGTAATCATCAGTGATGACTTGATCGATGCACTTATAGCTCATTGGTTTCCCCTTATGAAATCCGGCAGAATGATAGTTTGTTGCGGGTTATAGTCGGCACGGTCGCGGACGGAACCGCGCACCGCAAGGCTGGACAGGTCGGCCATGTGCAGGACCATTGAAGCGGCCATGCGTTCGGCGTCACTTTCTTTGCGCTTGATGTTGGCCACGGTCGCGCCTTCCGTTTCAGCGGCGATGATGTGGCAGTTTACGGGCTGAGTTTGGCCAAAGCGCCAGAACCGGCGAATGGCCTGATAAAACTGCTCGAAGCTATCCGACAATCCGACAAAGCCCGTATCCGCGCAATGCTGCCAGTTCATGCCAAAGCCGCAGATTGACGGCTTAGTGACCAGAACACGGATGCGGCCCTCGGTGAAGTCGATTAGCTTACGCTCTTTCGCCGCGTCATTGTCAGACCCGCGAACCTCGACTGCGCCCGGTATTGCCTTCGCCAGCGCCTCGCTCTCGCTGTTGAGATTGCACCACCAAACGAACGGGCGGTCTGTCGGGGTGATGTCAACGGCCATCTTGACCCGATCATCCACGGTGTCGCGCCGGGCTGAAATACGCTCCGAAAGCGTGGCGGCTTGGATAGGGAAAAGCATCCCTGTTTCAATGCTAGGCCGATATTCCACCCCGACCGTGTGTTGATGATAGTGCAACGGGGGAAGGTCATAACCTTCGTTTGGATAGCCAAGGTCTGACGGCTTGCGAAGCATCACCGCCCATGACGCCATCCACTTCCAGAACTCGTTTTCAGCGTGGCCTTTCAGACGCCAGTTTTGCGTTGAGCCGCCGTCATGGACAAAGAACGTCGCGAGCATATCCGTGTAGGACATGACGCCCAGAAACTCGGCGTGATTGCCTAGTTCCATAAAGTCGTTTGGAGCGGGTGTAGCAGTCGCGGCAAGGCGGAATGGCACGACCTGACAATCCTGAATCAGCTTGTTTCGATAGTGGCCGTCCGTCGATTTCAGGATGCTGCTTTCATCCAGAATGACGCCGCCAAACGACGCGACATCAAAATGCTCGATCTTTTGATAGTTCGTGACGCAGATGCCGCCGTTTTCGCAGTCGGATTGTTTCGTAACGAGCCGGGCCGGAATGCCGAACTTATCAGCCTCCCGAACAAGCTGAGATGACACGGCGAGCGGCGCAAGATGCAACACGGGCTTGCCAGTCGTTTCGGCCACGACCTGACCCCATGCCAGTTCCATTAACGACTTGCCCAGACCAGTCCCCGCGAACAAAGCCGACCGGCCACGACGCAACGCCCATGACACGATGTCTCGCTGATGCGGGAACAAACAGTCGGGCAACGGTGGAAATTCTGATATACCCGTGAACGGGTCTGTAACGGCTTTTGCCGCTAGGAACGCCTCATATTTAGTCACGTTTTCCCCTTGTGTGTGTTGGTTAGTGATTGATCGAAAGCCTAGCCTCAATCCTCCCAAACGCTAAACAAATTGTTTCGCTTTGCAGGGACGGGCCTTGTCCTGACCGGCTTGGGCTTAGGCGCTGGCAAATGGTCTCCCCGCTGAAACGCAAGGGCTAGGGCATAGACGAAGCGTTCGTCTGCTGCCCGTTGCCGTGTCTCCGCCTCCCGGTCTTTGTCAAAGCCGGTGGGAGTGCTGTTTACCAGAACGGAGCTTCCGGGGTCTTTCTGCCACGGGATGCCCATAGTCCGCGCTCGTTCCCTTACGGTGTATTCCGTTCGGCCCAGCTTCTCGCCAATCTCGGCGGGGCTAAAGCCTAGTCGCTTCATCTTGCGAAGCGTGTTATCTTGAACGGAGGTGAACCAGTCTCTGGGTTGTCTCATTTGGCTAAACGGGGCAGATTTTCACCGCGCTGGATAGCACCCGCCACGGCCCGCACAAGCCGCCTGCTGCTTTCCTCAAGGCGGGAACGGTTCTCTTGCGGGAGGGCGATGTCATAGGGGCGAAGGAAACCGCCATAGGTGTCGCGCCTAAAATGAAGCCCAAGGGCCTGAGACCGCCCTTTGATGGCCATGTGGGTCCGGCCCATCAGGTCGGCGGCTTCCTTTCGAGAGAACCCGGATAAGGCCAGAACCCGCAAGCGTTCGTCCTGTTCGTCGTCCCACGTCTCGCCGTAAGCCGGTGAAAGTTTCCGTGCTGGATTGATCGGCGCTGTCATGTTTCCCCCTTGGGCTTCCGCTGGAAACCTCTTGATTGGATTTTGACCCCTTTGGGCCATTCGTTGCGGCTTTGCATCCTGCTAGGCTTACGGGTCAGCGGATCAGCCTTCTTGATTAGCCGATTGACCTTCCCTCGGGCGGACGCCTCGCCAGACGTTTTGGAGGCGTGGCAAGCCGGTATCCAAGCCTCAAGGTTTTCAATGTCGTTTGTTCCGCCGCGCCACAGTGGGTTTCGATGCTCAATGTGGAAGCCCGGCTGTAGCTTCTTGCCGCATCCGCACTGGCACCGACCCTCAGCCCGATTGAATATCTCCAACCGTTGCTTTTTGGTGAAAGACTTGCGCGGGTGGATTTCGACGGGCTCACGCTGCATGGAAGTCAGCCAGAATCGCGCGCCCGATCATTTCGGGAATCTGAGGAACCACAGCGTTTCCAAGGGCCGCTAAGGCAGCCTCGTCCACATAGGAGGGAACCCCATCATGCCCTCCACACACATAGGGCACGGAGCCTTCATGAAAAGCGCGCTCAAGCCCACTTGCTTGCCGATACGCATCCGACGTTGCACGGAGGGCAATAGCAAGTTGCCTCTGTCGCGGTTGTCGCTTGCCAATGGGGTAGGCAATAATCCAAACGCGGTCCCGGCCATGGGGCGCGCCAACGTGGGAAGCCGGTATGCAATGCCATTCCGCATCAAACCCGAGCGTGGCCAGCGGCCCGAGTATGTCTCCAATCCATCCATCAAGCAGCTCTGGGCTGTTTTCCACGATGACAAATTGGGGTCGAACCTCGCCAATAAGGCGAGCGAACTCACTCCATAGTCCGCTGCGCTCTCCGTCGAGGCCCTTGCGGCTTCCCGACGTTGATAGGTCCTGGCATGGGAAGCCTCCGACGATAACGTCGGGGTATATTCCGGCGGCAGCAAGCTTGCCTGCTGTGAGGGTCTGAACGTCTTCATAGCAGGGAACCTCGGGCCAATGTTTCGCCAATACGGCGCGGGGGAACGGTTCGATTTCACAGAAGGCAACGGTTTTAAATCCGCCAGTGCGTTCAAGCCCAAGGGAAAAACCGCCAATACCGCTGAATAGGTCCAGAACCTTTAGTTTCTCGGTCATTGCATAATCTCAATTCGAACCAGACCGCCAGTAATCGGCTCTCCAAAGGTTAGTAAGGGCGCGTTAAACTGCTTGTCATCAACGCCGAGCGCCAGCGCCAAGCCGTCCTGATACGCCTTCAAGCTGGCCCGCGCGTTGTCGTCATCTATCGCGTGAGCGGTCTTTGGGTGTATAGTGACGGACCAGTTAATGCGGCCCGGTTCCCGTCGCTCTTTAAGAGGTACGTAAGCCGCAACATAGGCCCACTGTTTGTGAGCTTTAAATGCCTTGGCCTTCGTAGCCCAATGGCCCCGACCGTTAGGCCAGAGGATTGTGGCAGGCATCGGCAACTCGATCACTTGCCCGCCTCCACCCGCAATTCCTCAATCGACAAAGCCCGCAGAGCCGCATAGATCGGCGCTCTTGCCTTCTTTGCCTTGATAGCCTTTGCCAGTTGGTCCTTCAGTGCATCACGCTGGCGGGCAATCTCGGCAAGGCGTCGGGCTTTGTCGCTTCTGTAGAAAGGGTGGGCTTGCCAGTCGTCCCGCTTTTGCGGTGCGGGCGAGCGATGAAAGCCGTAGCGGCTGAATAGGCGGCGGATAAAAGCAAGCACGGTCATTCTCCCTTTTTAGCTTTCCGACGTTCCGCGCGTTCATGCGCTTCCGCCATTTGATGAACGATAGGGCTGAGAGGCGTGTTATCCTCTCGCGCCCGGTCAATGATGCGTTGCAGGGCTGTTCCCTGTTTCGGCCTGACGCCAATTGGTTTGGTCGGGTTAGGCAATGGCTAACGTCTCCACGCGGGCCAATCCCGCTGCCGACATAAAGGCCGAAAGCGGCGCGGCTGTCAAACGGATTGTTGAACAAATAGTCGTTGACACCCTCCCCGGCGCTGTGTTTTATGGTTCTCAACAAGGGAGAGACGTTATGCCTATCGAAGAAATGACCAACACCGATCTGCTGGCCGCGCAACGCGAGCTGATGGCCAAAGCCCGTGTGGCTCGCGCCTCTGGCGATCTGGATATGGCGCAGCGTTATTTGCGCGTCATCCGCCCGATGAACTTTGAAATGCAGCGCCGCATGGAGGCAATGTGATGAAGCCGTCAAAAGAACTCTGCAAACTGGATGATGATATGTGGGAGGCGCATCGCGACTACGCATATGAAAACGCAGGCGACGGCGGCGAGCGCGACTGGGCCAACGCTGACGAACTCCGCGAAGAAGGTCTCGCAATCGGTGAGGAAGCATACAAGCTCAACCCCGAAAACGATTACGAACACGACGTGGGGGATTGGGAAACTTACATCGAGGAAGAGCTGGACAGGTATCACGAGCATCAGCAATCCGTCGTTGCCCGCGCCGCCTATTACCGCGTTCAAGAATGCGCTGAGGAAGCCGCTGACAAGGCTGCTAAGGCTCTGGCGATGGCCGCTGACATTACGGGAGCAGCATGATGACAGACGTTATCGACGCCCTCCGCACCATCCGCCACTCCGGCAAGTTCGAGCCGTGCCTTTCAACCCTTACCGTTGCAATCGGTGACGTTGAAAGGCTGACTGATCTGGATGAAGCCCAAGTCGCCCGCCTAAGAAGCGCAGTAACCCGACTAACAGCCGCGTATTATAAACACTCGCTAGGCCAAGCCGATGACTGACAGACCGCTTGCCAAGTTTGACGATGACCGCTTGTGGCTGGACGACGGCGGCATCTATAGGCCCGCGACAGATTTTGCCGTCCGGATGACGGCCCGGATGTTTGAAGCTCGCCCCGGCCCAGACGCGGCCCGATACGTCCAAGATTGTCGTAGGGCGCTGGCAGAATACGACAAGGCAATGGCAATGGAGGAAACCGAATGAAAAGCAGCGACACACTAACCAAAATCAGCCCGGCGCTGGTGAAGGCTATCAACGCAATCGAGGGAGTGAAGAAGGGCGCGGATAACCCGTTTTTTAAGTCCAAGTATGCGAACCTCGAAAGCGTCATTGAGGCTGCCCACGACGCCTTGTCGGCTAACGGTCTGGCCGTCATGCAAGGCCCCGGCCCGATGGACGGAAATTGCATCACCCTGACGACCCGCCTCGTTCACGAAAGCGGCGAATGGATTGAGACAGACTTTTCCCTTCCCGCTGGCAAGATGGACCCGCAGGCTGCCGGTTCGGCGATCACATACGCTCGCCGGTATTCCCTGATGGCCATGCTTTGCATTCCAGCGGTGGATGACGACGGCGAGGCGTCTATGCCCCGTTCAACCAAGCCCGGCGAGCCTAAGAACCCGAACGTAAGCGTTCACCCCGAAGGCCCGGACTGGTATAAAACCGAAGGCGCTGGAATGAGCGCGGCTAAGGCTAAGGCCGAGGGGCTAGGCGAAAAGGTGAACCAGTGGCTTGGCGACCTTGAGACTATTCCAACCGTTGCCGCTCTGCGAGATTGGGCAGACGAAAACGGCGACACCATCCGCACCATGCCGAAGGGCTGGCGCATTGAAGTCCGCGAGGCATTTGACCGGCGCGGACGTGAACTGGGAGCGATGTAATGGCGTATGAGCAGAAACCCGGAGACATTGCCGTCTTCAAAGAACGCGAAAAGCGGAACGACCGTGCGCCAGACTGGCGGGGGAATCTGATCGTCCCCGAAGGCGCGAAACCCGGCGACAAGCTGGAAGTGGCGTTTTGGGCAAAAGGTGACAGCGGAACGATGCTGGCGGGGTCGGTTAAGTTTCCGAACCAAAGGGACGCGGGACCGGCGCGAGATGCGCCCGCAGAACGCGGCGTGGCATTCAAGCGAGAAAACGGCTCGGTTGGACATTACGATCTAAACGACGACATTCCGTTTTAGGCCGTGTCTGACCGTGCGATTATCACCCTGCGTTCACAAGCTGACCGAGACAAGGCCAGCAAGTGGGCGCAGGGCGTCACCATAGGGAGCAAGATTGTCTTTCATGGCCCCGGACGCACAATCCCGCAAAACGACGCCCTACACGCTGCCATTGGCGACATCGCCAGACAGAGGGATTATCATGGTGTCAAGCTACCAGTCCGGGAATGGAAACTGCTATTTCTGGACGCCGTGGACCGTGAAGTCAGGATGCTGCCGAACCTCGATGGGACGGGGTTTGTCAGCGTCGGCAAATCCACGTCGGCCCTAAGCAAAGAAGAGTTCACCGCCCTGCTGTCCGTCGTTTACGAATGGGGCAACCGGAACGGCATCAAATGGAGCGACCAGCCGAATGAATGACCCGATCACCTCCGTCCGTTCCTACACTTGCGAGAAAAGCAGGGCCGCGCGTGACCGATGGCTTGCCCACCGTGCAGAGGCTGGAATGCCTGTGTTCCGCATCTCGGATAAGCATGGGGAGCCGCCGGGAGCGTTTATGCGGCAATTTCAAAAGGCGCAAAAATAATCACGCGGGCTATTGCGTAACCGGAAACGGTGTGGGATAAGGGTGCATCAAAGGGAGAGAACGACATGACCAAGATTCATCTTCGCCAAGGCAAAAACGGAACCACAGCCTGCGCCTCGCTCGGTGTCGATAGCCGGGGCAATGTCGTTCGCAACGGTCGCCAGACTTATCAATGCATGGCTTCGGAAGTTGTCGGCGTTAACGAGTTCATGGCAACGCCAGCCGCTGATCGTTGCGCTCATTGCTGCGACCGTTTCGTGCCAATGATGACCGCCCGTCACGCTAGGCTGGGCTTGCCCCCGTTCACGGGAGCGCTGGCATGATGACCGCCACCCTCCGCACTCAACGCGCCCGTTCCCGCCAAGCCCAGTCAGGAGCAAAGCGTGTCGAGGTAGTGCTAGACGCTGGCCAGCTTGCCGATCTGCAACAAATCAAAGACCGTTACGACTACACAACGGCAAACGCTATTTCCTACGCCATTAGCGCCGCACTGGTCGTTATGGCGCGAGACACCCCATTGAGCAGCTAGGAGTTAGAGGGCCTAGTGGGCGCGGAATAACGGGTTTCACCGGACCCGCCGCGCCCTGCTCATACTAACTTGACCGGAAAGCCCCTCTAATGCATCATCCCTCTCGCAACTACGCCCCCGCTACGGCTTAAGGCTAGATGAAAAAACACGTCCTGAACTGCGCCCGCCGGATAGACGGGCAGTATTCCGTTATCATCGCTGACACTTGCGGCGCTAAGAATATGCGCGTCGTTCTATCTGATAGGCCCGTAAAGGCCGGGACAGACGTTCAAGTCAGTGAAGGCAAGGTGGTTCACTAATGGCCCGCCGCAAAAAGCCGACAGACCCGCAGGACATGGAAACGATTGCCGAACGCCGGGCCGAACGCCGCGAACTGGAAAGCCGTGGCATCGTCGTCAATGTGGACCCGCGCACCGAGGAGATAACCGCTCGGTATCGTCCCGACTGCTTCACGGTCCTGCTGAAAGGACGCCCAGACGAACAAGCGGCGGTGCAATGGTTAGAGACCCTAATCCGCACGGCATCTGGCGAGAACGGTTCTGACCGTCGCCCTGATTATATTCGAGGTTCATCGGAGGGAGCGCCGGGGCAGAACATTTCACAGGCCATGATCGACGCTGACCTGTATCTGGTCGCGGCGGTTGAGGCCCTGCCCCCACAATGCGCCCGGATGCTCTTTGACCTTCTAAAGCCCGATCAAGCCCTCCTGTCCCGCTGGCGTCCCATTGTCGAGCGTTGCACCGGAGAGACGAACCCGGTCGCACAAGGCGCGGCGGTAAGGGCGGCTTGTGGCCAGCTTAGATGGGTGCAAGTTAGCATTGACCGTCTGGTGAGAGAGCGCCGCGACCGTCGCATGGCCGCTTGACCCGCGATTAAGTTCGTGCAAGAGTAATCCGTATTGAGGCGCTTTGCGCCGGTTTAGTTCTCTTCCCTTCGCCGGATTGTTTCAGCGAAGGATGCGGCAGGTAAAAACGGACTGGGGTTTCTCGGTCGGGCCTGCCGCTCTCGTTTCCGCTGGGCGAATGGCCCCGGCAAGAGCGCAGATAGCCCCATAGCTGAATAGCCGAACCGGGGACGGGCGCTGACTTAATCCGCGTCCAGCCGACACGTTCCCCCGGCCCACAGGCATTTAGACAAGAGCGGTTGAGGCGCGGATGCCTGCCGCTGTCAGCGTTGCCGCGCAATAAGCCCAAATCACAATCGACAGGACGGCCCGATGTCTCACACACAATACATGGCGGCGGACGGGATTAACCGGGTCAATGTCAGCGAGGAAAGCCCGCTCCCTGTAGCGGCGCAGAACATTACGACCAAGTTCCGCGATGCGTTTGAAACCCTGAGCGCCGATAACTGGACGACCGTTGCCGCGACCGGCGACATTGTGCAGGTTGACGGCAACGCGGCTGCGGCGTCGTATCTGTCTATCTCTAAATCCCCGTGGGATGCTGGCACCGAGACCGAACTAGAGACGGTCGCGCGGTTTAATATGCCGGTTGAGATTGCAATCGGGGCGCATCGTTCGCAGGCGACGCTTGGGCAAGAGTTCTCGCTTGAGTTTGTTGATACGGACCCGGAACTTGCTCCGGTCGCTGATCTTGCCATTTCGTCCATCACGCAATCGACGACCGTGCTGACCGTTGACACGGTGGCCGATCACGGCCTTGTGCCCGGTAAGAGCATCGGCATCCGGGATTGTTCTAACCAACTGGCCAACTATCCTGCGTTGGTGGTGGCCTCTATCCCGTCGCCGCGCCAGTTCACGGCTACGGCTGGACCGGGCGGAACTATCCCGTCGCAGACCATCACTAACCCGGTCGGGGCCAAGGGGTCGGTGTATTTCCGTGAGCGATTTGGTCGCGCCAATGATGGCGTGTCGCAGATTTTCGAGAACGCGACGGCCACCAACGCCAGCTATTACATCCGTTCGGAAAGCGGCGACGCCCTGCCGTCCGGCACGGTGATTGGCAACCACGCCATTACGGTCGGCACTACGGCGTCCGTTCAGACGGTCAACGCGCCTTACACTTACGCGTTCTCTCCCACGACTGAATACCGGATTAACCCGCAGGCCGACCGCGTTCAAACGTCGGACGTGGCGGTTGATGCGGTGGCGCAATCGACAAGCCGCGTTCTCCGCACTCAGGTCTGCCCGAACCCGTCGAAGGAATACAAGTTCCGCATCCGGGCCACGAACAATAAGGCGCTGACGGTCCTAACTGCCAAGGTGGTTAGCGTCAGTAAGCCCGGCACAACCGTCGGCACGTTCACAACGGCCACAAACCACGGCCTGACGACCGGCGACCTGATCGTCTATTACGGCAACAGCAACGTGGCGGCTTCGGCTTTCCCGAACCTCGTTACGGCCACGGCTGTAACGGTCCTAACCCCGACCACGTTCACGGTCGCTGCAATCGGCACGGCTGCGACGGTCACCGGCTACGGCGGTGTCATTTCCAAGGTTCAGGGCGGCAACCTGCTGTCGGCTCTTGGGGTGGTCAACAACTCGGGTGTCAACGCCACGCTTTCCACTCTGACAAGCGGTCAGCGTCAACTGGTCCTGACCGGCGCTGCCGCATGGTCTGGCCTGTCGATTGGCGATTACGTCAACGTCGAAGGGGTTACGAACGTTACCAACGGCGCGACCCTTGGCGTTGACGGCGCATGGAAGGTGGCTAACTCGGTCACGACGGCCCTGACGCTTGTGCCTTGCACGACGGCTTTCGCCGCGACCCTGCCCGCTGATTTCGTTCTGACCAACTCGGCTGGCGCTGTCGTCAAGCGTTCGTGCCTGCGCCTGTCGTATGTCCGCATCTTTGACTACGAGCGCCAGCGCGTTGAGATGCTGAACCGCCCAACTGGAGACATCTCTGGCGGCGCTCCGGTGGTAGTCCAGAACGTCCCGGCTGTCACGGTGTCATCTGGCACGGTAACGACTGTCACGACCCTGACTGGCGGCGGCGCAGCAGAGGACGCGGCGGCGGGCACAAACCCGCTCACTGTCGGCGGCGTGGTTCGTGATGCTGCTGCCCCGGTGACGCTGGTTGCCGGTGATGCGGCTCGCCTCACGATGTCTCGCGGCGCGGCGGCTATTGTAAAGCCGTTCTCTGTCGCGGAAGCGGGATGGAACGCATCGCTTAACCTGACGACTGCAACTGCGGTGGCCATTCAGGTCGCGGGGGGCGCCAGCCTTAAGCGTCACATCACGGCCATTCAGGCGATCAACACTGGGGCGGCGGCGGTCGATCTTATCATCCTTGACGGCGCAACTGAGCGGTGGCGTTTGCCTCTGCCGATCAACGTCCCTCTGACTTTTGACTTCCCGACCGAACTTGTGACGACGGCGGCGACTGCCCTCAACGCCAACCTGAGCGCGGTCAACACTGGCGTTCGTGTGAACGCTCAAGGCTACACCTCCGCTTAAGGATAGGCTCATGGCAACAAAAACTTGCAACATCGCTGAAAGCGTCTTTACGCCGGGAGAAGATGGCGCTCCGGGCCTGTGGGCGGTGCGGGCTGACGTGAAGGTCGGTGAAAACAGATATAGCACAACCCATGTTATCGAGGGCGCGGAAGGCTGGACCGATGCCCAGCTCTCGGCTGAGGTTATCAAGCTCTACTAACTGCGCCCTGTCAGTAGGGCTAACCCAAAACTATAGGAGGGCCACATGGCCACAATTCTGCAAAAGATGGAGGCTAACGGCCTTCTCCGTCGCGTCGTTCGAGTGCCTATCACTGTCGTCAACGGCGCGGCTGCTGGCACGTTCGTCATCCCGACTGGCGCTGTTGTTCAGCACGTCAACCGGGACACGCCAGCCGACATCCCCGGCTCTCCCACCAACGTAAACCTTCGTCTCGGTTCTGCTGCCAACGGCCAGCAATACGTCGCTGACGTTGACCTGAAAGCCCAAGGCTATTCGGCCCTGACCGTTCTGTATGCGGCTCGCAATGTCGCCGCATCAGCCCCGGCCACGTTCCACTTCACTGTTGCGTCGTCCGGTGGCACGACTGCCGATCAAGACGGCTCGATCATCCTGTATGTGGAATACGCTATCGTTCCGTAATCATCCCGCGCCCTCTCTCACTGGACCCACCCCGAGCGGGGCAGTTACCATCCGACCTTACAGGCTGAGAAGCCGACCAGTGGCGCGGGGCACCCCTTGGGGTGTATTTGTTGACTGGCAAGGCGGAAACGCTCGGACATAACCCACACAGTCGCCAAGCCCTGAGCAGCGACTAGGGAGCGTCTAAGATAGACGAAAATAGATGGCGATAGGCGTAAAGACTGGCGGGCGTCAAAAAGGGACGCTTAACAAGGCAACTGCTGACATTAAGGCCCTTGCAAGAGAGTTCACGCCAACGGCGATGGAGCGGCTTGTTAGGATTATTCAGGAAAGCGACAGCGACGCTGCTGTGGTCTCCGCGATTAAGGAAGTTTTCGACCGAGGCTACGGCAAGGCGAAACAACCAATAATCGGTGGCGATGACGATGACCCGGCCATGAAGATGGTTGCGGCTATCGAGTGGAGGGTCGTTGATAGTCGCCCCTGAAGTCGCGCGGGTGTTTCAGCCGCTGTTGGTCCCGACCCGATATAAGGGGGCGCACGGTGGCCGAGGCTCTGGAAAGTCGCACTTCTTTGCTGACTTGATGGTGGCGAAGGCTATCGCCAAGCCCGGCTTTCGCGGAGTGTGCATCCGAGAGGTCCAGAAAGACCTCAACCAATCGGCAAAGCGGCTGATTGAGGACAAGATCGCTCAACACGGTCTGGGGCATCTGTTCGATTGCCAAAAGGCTGTGACGGTTACGCCGGGCGGCGGGATTATCATTTATCAGGGTATGCAGGACCACACGGCGGATTCGGTGAAGTCGCTGGAAGGCTTTGACGTGGCATGGGTTGAGGAAGCCCAGACGCTTTCTCCGCGCTCGCTGACCCTGCTTAGGCCGACAATCCGCAAGCCCGGTTCTGAGCTTTGGTTCTCATGGAACCCGCGCCGGAAAAAAGACCCGGTGGATTTGATGCTAAGGGGTGAGGACCGGCCTACTGGTTCTGTCGTCGTTCGCGCTAACTGGTCGGATAACCCGTGGTTTCCTGCCGAGCTAGAGCAAGAGCGGCTAGACGACTTCCGTATGAAGCCGGACCAGTATGACCATATCTGGGAAGGCGGTTACGAGGCCGTCACCGAAGGCGCTTACTTTGCCAAGGCGCTGGCGCAGGCTAGGGCTGATAATCGGATAGGTGAGATCAGCCGCGACCCGCTAATGGCGTTGCGGGCTTATTGGGATATCGGCGGGACGGGTGCCAAGGCTGATGCTACGGCCATTTGGATTGCCCAGTTCGTCGGTGAGAAGATTAAGGTTCTGGCGTATTACGAAGCGCAAGGGCAGGACTTGGCAACGCACGTCAACTGGCTGAGACAGTCGGGCTTTGGCGCTGCTGAGTGCTTCCTTCCCCACGATGGCGCATCGCATGAAAAGGTTTTCGACGCGTCTTACCAGAGTGCGCTAGAACAAGCGGGCTTCTCTGTGAGGGTAATACCTAATCAGGGGCGTGGGGCGGCTTCACAGCGCATTGAGGCGGTTCGGCGGTGGTTCCCTCGCATTTGGTTTAATCAGGCGACCACGCAAGCCGGACTGGATGCGCTAGGGGCGTATCACGAGAAGAAAGACGAAGCCCGAGGGATTGGGCTTGGCCCTAACCACGATTGGGCAAGCCACGGGGCTGATGCGTTCGGCCTGATGTGCTCTACATACGAAGAGCCGAGGGTTATGGCTGCAATCCTCGATATACCTAGCTACGGAGCCGTGTGATGACCCGACTGACTGCATCTAGCACGGTAAGCGCAAACTGATGGCAAGCGACCGCCTCGCCCTTGTAGCTGATGAGTTCGCGCGGGCCGTTGGCCGCAGCACGGACGAACTGAACGCGCAACGCGAGAAAGCCCTTCAATACATCAAGGGCGTGATGGATGATGTTCCATCGCTGCCCGGTCGTTCGTCGGCCTGCTCTACGGACGTGTCAGACGCTATCGAGATGGCGCTGCCCGACCTCATTGAGATTTTCACGGGTGAGGACATCGCGACGTTCCGGCCTGTCGGGCCAGAGGACGTTGACGCGGCGCAGCAAGAGACGGATTACGTCAAGCACGTCTTCTTTGAGGAAAATCCCGGCTTTCTGAACCTGTATAGCGCAATCAAGGATGCGCTCTCGATCAAGACCGGCGTGTTCAAAGTCTTTGGCGAGGAATACGAAGAGCCGGAGGAGGAGTTTGAGGGCCAGAGCCTCGATCAACTCGCATCGGCGGTGCAAAAGCACGGCGACCGGGTTTATCTGAAGTCTGACCTTGGGGACATGACTGACCCCGAGATGACGGTTGATTTCTGCATCCGTGCCAAGAAGAAGTGGCGGGCGCGGGTGATGGCGGTTCCGCCTGAAGACTTCGGCGTCTCGAAGGATACGGTTCTGCTGACGGAAAGCCCGTATTGCTTTCACAAGACCCGCTTGAGGGCCTATGAGCTTAAGCGCCGGGGCATTGATGCGGCTAAGGTCGATGCGCTTCCTGCCTATGGCGTGATTGATAATCAGGTAAAGCAAGCGCGGGACCGCACCGATCAAGAGGTTGACGACCGGGGCGGGCTTGGCGACCATCGTATTGTCGAGGTCATTGAGCATTATATCGACGGCGAGGACGGGCGTTACAGGCTGCTGACGGACGGTTCGGCGCTTACCCTGCTCGAAGAGGACGAACACCCTACGGTGCCGTTCTCGGCCATTACGCCTTACATCGTGCCTCACCAGTTTATCGGGGAATCGGTTTCTGACCGCCTGATTGAGATACAGAAAATCAATACCGTGCTGACACGGATGACGCTGGATTCGGGGTATTTCGCCCTTAATCAGCGGATGTATGTCAACATGGACAAGGCGAACGACTGGACGATTGCCGACCTTCTCCGCAATGAGCCTAACGTTCCGGTTCGCGGCAAGGGCGACAACGCTATTGTTCCGCTGACCTCTGGCGGGCTGTCGTTTGATACCTTGTCGGCTATCGAGCATTTCTCGGTGGCGGGTGAGAAGCGGACGGGCATCGTTCGCAACTCGCAAGGGCTTAACCCGGACACGCTGCATGACACGGCACGGGGCGCGATGGCGCTTATGTCGGAATCGCAAAAGCGTGTGCGCTTGATCGCGTCCATTCTTGCCCATACCGGCATTAAGGACGTGTTCCTGCTGCTGCATCGCCTGTTGCGCCAGAACGCGACACAAGCGGAGACCGTGCGGCTTCGCGGCAAGTGGATTGATATTGACCCGTCGTCGTGGGCTAACCGGCAGGACATGACGATTGAAGTCGGCGTCGGGTCGGCTGGCAAGGATGCCGAGATGGCGCGACTGCAAGCCGGTATGGTGACGATGCAGGAAATCATCGGGATGCAGGGCGGCGTTGAAGGCCCGCTGGTGAAGCTCGATAACATCTATGCGTATCTGAAGCGGTATTTTGAAAAGGGTCTCGACTTCAAGTCTGCCGAACCGTTCCTGACTGACCCCTCGGTGCAATCGGAAGAGCCGCAAGCCCCGCCGCCGCCTGACCCGGCTGTTCTGGAAGCCCAAGCCAAGCTCCAAATGGCGCAGCAAGAGGCGATGGCAAAGCAGGAACTGGCGCAGCAGCAAGCTCAAGCCGATGTGCAACTAGCCCAAGTCAAGGCGCAGGCCGAGATTGAGACCGCCCGCGCTATCGCTCAAGAGAAGGCTGCCCTTGCCCGTGCGGAGGCTGAGGAACGTGCATTGCTGAAGCGTCAAGAG